TAGCGCTTTGATCGCTACCCCATATAGCCAATTCATCTATCTTCTCTCCATTCAAAGTATTACCGCTTACAAGTTTGGCTACCCTCAAGTTTTGCCCAGTTATAGCGCCACTCCATCCGTAGTTTGAATTGCTATTATTGGTTGTTTGACTAACCCCATCAACGTAAAGGCTAAACCTTGAATAGTAGTCGTTTATATCTGCGCTTGAAGCCCCTGTAGTGCCTCCGTCATAAGTTACTGTTATGTACTGCCATGTATCAACAGCCAAGGATGTAGGTGCTAGTATTTTAACGTGATTATTATCACTTCCATACTGCAATCGTAGCTTGTTTGCGCTTGTTAATCTTAGCTCGATGTATCCGCCGTTAGTAGTATCATTTGAGCCGTAATAAAACAAAACTCTACCCGTGCTTGAGTTTGTAGGTTTTACCCAAAAGCCAATAGTCCAAGCATCACCTGATCCGCTACCGTTTCCAGTCCTACCTAATGTACTGTCTAGCAATGAAGCATTTGCGCCTAGATAGTCAGAGTTATTAAACTGTATGCTCTTTGTGTTCGCAAACGGCGGGTTACTAACCGTTAACACTATTGTTTCGCTGTCTTCACCATTGTAATTAATAGCTTTTACGGGGATGTTGTACGTACCACTAGCCAAACCAGAGCCGCCTATTAATTTTCTAGGATTGCCCTCAACTGTTGTAATACCCGTTACGGATGATAAATCCCACTCATAACCAACACCATAGCTAGAAGTTAGCTCATAGTTTATTACTGCACCCTGAACACTGCTAATAGTTAACGGACTGGTTATTGAAGGTAGGTTGGTTGTCGGGGTTCCTGAGCTAGAAAAAATAGCATTTAAGGCATCGCAAGTTTCTACCGCGCTTTCTCCGTAAGCATTGCCTGACTCGTCAACATATTCAGAAAATGATATACCTGTAGTCACTTCTATACTTCTAGCTGTGTCCGTTATAGAGCACGAACCATTGTCAACCGATGCCTGCAAGCTATTTAAAAACTGCGCTCCGTTTGCATCCTCGATAAATATAGCGTTAGCTGAACTGTCTTTATATATTGTAATGCTCATTGTTTTATCACCTGTATAGCTGAACCCGCATTGACTAAAGTACCGCCAGCACTAAGCCTTACTTCTAGCCCTATGTGGTTATCTCTAGTGTTAGTGTCACCCATGTATATCATATCAGGGACCAATGATCGCCTGTAGCCAATACCAGAACCGCTATCAAGACGACCTATTATTTTTTCTAGTGTGTAAGCGCCACCACCACCACCTAAAGTATACCTAAACTCTAATAATGTATTATTAGTGTTTGGCGTGACAGTAAAGTCATTTCTTATGAGTATTGTAGATCCCAAAGGTAATTCTGTGGGATCTATTTTACCCGTTGAAACATCCATTAACTCAGTAACCCCACTAGGTGCATAGGTTTTGTTAGTAAAAGCACCTAGCCCGTCATTTGGCAATGCTGTCCATGTATTCGCAGAAAGTGTTACAGGTGATGCTGTTGTTGATGTATCGTTATAATCAATAAAACCATTTGTACCAGTTGATCCTCCTCCACCTTCTGTAGCCGTCAATATTTGTTCGAGTAATTCATTTCTAATACTCATGATTAATTCCTTATAAGACCAAAAGCCAATCGGCTAAAAGTTGATTCCGATTATTTGGATTTGTGACAGTACCACCAGCGGCGACAACTATCTGTGCGAGTAATTCATTCATAGACATGATTAGCCCTCAATTAATTAAAATGTGAGGGAATCATAAAACGAGGGAGGTTTTAGAGGGAGATGTGCGACTAGCTAGTCTAGGCATCCCTCAATGCCTATGGGTATTATAACTTATCTTGGCGCATAAAAAAGCCCCAAATTAATGAGGCTTTTTATTAGCATTCTTTTTTAACTTTCGGCTTTCGCTTAGACTTGGGCTTTTCCTGCTCTACTGGAGCGAAACGACTATCTAGTACTTTGTAGCCTTTAGCGTTCCACTTCTTTTTTTCAGCAGTAGAACATGGATGATCTAAATACTTAATATCCATGTTCATTCACCTTATAAGTCAGCGTCAGCTACAGTTAACGTACCAAGAGTATGCTTATTGCTTGATACAGCCTTATCCCAGTTAGTACCGGTAAACAGTTCAGCATCTAATGGAGAGGCGCCGCCGTTAGCAACATCCCATGCGTAACCTTTAAGGCTAAGACCGAAAGTATAATCAGCTTGCCAAGTAGTCTCTATACGAGTCTGTCCGTTAGTTGTGTCCATGTTAGTGATAATATCACCAGAGTTAGAAACAACGATACCGCCAGCAGTAATTGATAAAACCTTAGTCTTATTCGGAGTGCCTGCAACATAAAGCGCCGGAATATCCGAAACCACAATGATTTTACCAAGAATACTAATAACAGTAACATTAGATGAAACAAATAATTGCTCGCCGTTAGCTAATGCTTTATCTGTTAATGACTCAGAACCGCTTGAGTGCATAACATCACAAATCAACATACCTGACATATCGCCAAACTTGTAATGACCTTTGTTAAGTGCTTGCTGAGATAATCCAGCGGTAGCAGATACGTCATTAACTAATGCTGCGACATTCTCAACAGCAGCAACACCACAACCAACAGCAGTGTTTAACTGGTCAGCAAGTAGCGCATCAGAGAATCCTTCAGCAATAACCATAATTGCGGAAGCTGGATTTTCTAAAAGGTAAGACATTTGACCAGGCTCAAAAGTAACTGGACCAAAACCACCAGCGACTTTAACGCCTACAAATTCGCCTTGAGAAAGCTGGGTAGCAGCTTGAGCACCGATAGCAGCATTACGATCAACACGACGCTGTGCGCCTGATATTGATTGAAAGAAAGCTTCTTTGGTGTAGTTACCACGCCAAGCGTTAGTATTTAATACAATTGCCCCGCCTGATGCCGCGTTAAAAGCTTCTAATTTTTGACCTAAAAGCTCGATAGTAGTTGTGTAGATCTCTGTGTCGTACACTTGCATATTTGCTAATGCCATGATAATTCCTTAAATATTAATTAAAGCCCTTGCGCCTTTAAGCGCTGAGCAAGTTTAGTTTGTGTATCATTACCATTAGCAGCACTACTACTCTGGCTTTGTGATGTATTCGCCCCAGACGAATCAACACCTTTTAAAATTCGTTTAAATGAGTCTTGTCCATTAGCCCAGCTTTTGAACTCTTCTACATTATTTGCTACAACTTCACCACCACTTTTGAATTGTGTGGTTAGTTGCTGTTGGTCATTATAACCAATTTCTAGCATGTTTGACAACATAGCGCTTGATACGTCTTTGAAGTCATCATGAATAAGGTTAGAAACCTTACTTAGCACATCATTCTTATCACGAGACATTAGCGCGTCTTTAGCTGTCTTGGCTGTTGCTGTTAGCTCTGCGGTGGTTGTTGCTAATTGTTCTTCATAGAATGATTTTAGCTCTTCGGTTTTTCCGGCTGCAATAAGATTTTCTTCATGCGCCTTTGCCGCTGCCTTCCTCGCATCTTCGATAACTTGATCTTTCTCTTGTGACGATTGCTGGACATTGCGTTTTTCTCCAATCAATTCTTCAACTTTGTTTTTTAATCCACCAATCTCTGAATCAAATAAAGCTGACAACTTAGCCGTTTGCTCTTCGTTAAGTCCGTCAATACCTGTTAAATCTACCATTTTTGTAATCCCCCAAGGATTGTAGTTGTGGCACTCAGTGCCGTTTATGTATTCGGTTTGTTTTGTGCTCGTAATATGCGACCAAGCTCATTATTTTTTTGCTTTAGTTGCTTTATTGTTAAAGGGTTAAACTGCTCATCAAGTGTAGCCTTAGCAAATTGTGCAGGGTTATCCATCTTTCTAAATGCCTTGCCAAGTGTTGGACCAAGTATATTATCTTGATCTCTAGCGCTTAACTTAGCCATATTAGCATAATAAATAGAATCACTATCTATAGGTTTAGGGTCGCGCTTACCATCTACATTAAATGATGATGCCTTCTTGGTTTCATCGCTATCTAATTTGTATTTGTCAGCAACCTCAAATGTTAAAGCAGACCTACAATTAGGGTGCAAAGGCGGGGTGGCTTTTTTTAAATCCGAACTGCCAACCTTGAAAACTCGCTGGTCTAAGCTTCTGCACCTGCTTGATGTTTTTGAGTCGTTAACAGCTAAGAACCTATAGCCTTCTAATAGCTCATCATTAGTATCAACAAAAGCTATCCTAGCGGTATTAGCGTAATGATTTGTACCAGTAACAGCTAGGCTTCTCGCTGACCTTCTCGCTCTATCAAAAACCGACTTAGTAGTGCCTGACTTTGAAACCTCTATTTGTGACAATATAGAATTAGTTACTTCACGAATAGTAGCGCCTTCTTGAAAGCCATTTAATACAATGCCGTCAACTTCATTAGACCATTTCTTCCAATAGTTAGAAATCATAGAAGAATAAGAGGTGTAACTATTGTCGCCAAGCTTAATAGGCGTAATAGTGGCAACGCTATTAATAGCCGCTGCGCTAGGTGATACCGCGTTAAAATCTTCATCATCAATTAAGCCGTTTAATGTGCTTGCTGCAAACTCTCCCTCGTAAGCGCCTAAAGACCTGTTTTCAACTTTAAGTTGTGAAGTGTAATCTTGTAAGTGTTTACGCGATGAATCGTTTATCTCCTTTTGTATAGCCGCCTGCAATGCCGCAGTTATTTTACGCTTACGATACTTGTTAAGAATAAAAACAACATCATTTTCAATAAGCTCAAGATAAGGCGTAACTTTGAAGCCTTCAGTAGCGCCTAACCTCTGCAAGAAAACTGTGTGTTGAGAATATATCGTTGTCAGTTGCTCACTTGGCATT